TCAGAGCCGGAGAAAGTACAGCACGTGCGGCAATGGAAGAGGAATGTATGTACTTCAAATCGTATTTTCAACCTAATAAGAAAGGAAGAACTGAAAACTACCGAAGTAAGGATGTCAAAGAATGGTGTTCCCAATATGACGCTTCTGTTCTAAGACCGATCTTCAAATGGAGTGCACAGCAAGTTATAGATTGCATACTGGATGCAGGGCAGAAACCGAATCCATTGTATTATCGTGGATTCTCACGTGTTGGATGTTTCCCGTGTATCATGTGTCGGCACAAAGAAATCGAACTCATAGCCAAAAATGATCCTAAAATGTGCCAACGCCTAATTCAAGCAGAGAAAAGCGTAGGACATTCCTTCTTTCCTCCATTATACATACCTCAAAGATTCTGTAAAAACAAACAATATCCTTATGTAGAGGAAGTTTTGGAGTACGTTAAAGAACATACCCCTGATATGTTCGAGCCGGAAGGTGGATATGCCTGCATGAGTCTGTTTCATGGACTATGCGAGTAAATAAAAATGGAATGAACATTATGATACGAGATCCTTACTATTTGGCGAAAACGGTCTTAGGTTCATACAACTTGTATATCCTCAAAGATCCTTTCGGATCTTGGCATTATTCGTGTGTTGGTACATTCAATACTAAAGATGAAGCTATAGATTATTATCATAAGTTGAAAGAAGAAGAGAAAATGATTTCAAGAATGCACATGAAATTAATAATAACAGAATAGAAAGGATATAAATAATGCCGATAAGCGAAGTATATAACATGGACTGTATGGAATACATGAAGGGGATTCCTGATAAGTTCTTTGATTTAGCGATAGTCGATCCCCAGTATGGCATAGACATAATGCACAAAGGTGGGATGCCGAAGCATTTAGGCTTTAAACAATATAAAAGAAAGGATTGGGATAAGTCCCCCCCCCGGAAAGAAATATTTTGAGGAACTATTCAGGGTATCGAAGAATCAAATAATTTTTGGTGGTAACTACTTTACTACCTATCTTCCTCCCAAAATGGGTTGGATTGTTTGGGATAAAGGACAACATGGATTAACTATGTCTGACGGTGAATTGGCATGGAGTAGTTTTGACAAGGCTCTTCGGATCATAACTCTAAACCGGTGTACAATTGGAGAACGAGGTGGAAATATCCATCGTTGTCAGAAGCCAGTGAAATTATATGCTGAAATATTAAGAAAAAACGCCAAAGAGGGAGACAAAATTTTTGATAGTCATTTAGGTTCAGGAAGCAGCAGAATAGCTGCTTATGGACTTGGATTCGATTTCTATGCAACTGAAATAGATGAAGAATACTTTGAAGCACAAGAAGAACGTTTTCACCGGGAATGTTTTGGGGAGATAAAAACAGAGAGAGGAACGTTGGTTCAAACTAATTTATTTGATAAATAGATATGAAGCAGACATTAGAAGAAGCCGTAAATGAAATTGGAGGCGTACATCCTGACTGGGATAAAATAACTTGTTTTAGAATAGGATTCAAAGAAGGAGCCAGATGGCAGACAAAACAACCTCCGTGGGTATCAGTGAAAGAACGGTTACCGGATGAAAATGAAGACATCATCATTCTATGTAAACATGGTGCGATTTTTAACGGTACATATAGCAACAATGTATGGTTCTGCATGGATGGTTATATCTATGACACGTACAAAGGTAACCCAATTTACTCTTCAATGAGCAGCATACCTCCGTCATGGGAACCGATAGCATGGATGCCAAAACCTAAATTTGAAGAATAATGAATATTGGAATTTTAGCCGTTGATAGCAATTTCCCCAATTTAGCACTTATGAAGATCAGTGCTTACCACAAAGCAAGAGGCGATCAAGTGGAATGGTATAATCCACTATGTGAATATGATAAAGTATATGCAGCTAAAGTTTTCACTTTCACACCCGACTATAACTATTATATCAATACTAACCAAATAGAAAAAGGTGGTACCGGATATGATATTGAAAAAGTTCTTCCAGTTGAGGTTGATCGTCTTCAACCTGATTACTCGATCTACAATATTGACTCCAATTTATCCTATGGATTTCTGACACGTGGGTGTCCCAATCGGTGTAAATGGTGTGTTGTTCCTAAAAAAGAAGGAAAAATCTCACCTTATATGGATATTGAGGAAATAACAGCCGGACGGAAAAAAGCTATCCTTATGGATAATAATATACTGGCCTCAAACTATGGCTTGCAGCAAATAGAGAAAATCATCAAACTGGGTATCAAAGTGGATTTTAATCAAGGACTGGATGCCCGTTTAATCACGGATGAAATCGCTCGGCTACTTGCAAAAGTAAAATGGATTAAACGTATTCGCTTTGGATGCGATACACCGGGACAGATTGCAGAAGTTGAACGTGCTTCCGCTTTAATAGACAAGTATGGATATAAAGGGGAATATTTCTTGTATTGCATCCTTATGGACTTTAAAGAATTGTTTGCGCGCGTCAACTACTGGAAATCTAAAAGCCGCCGTTTTCTTCCACATTGTCAACCCTTTCGTGATCTGAACAATCCACACCAAATTATTCCACAGTGGCAGAAAGATATGGCACATTGGGCTGATAGGAAGGAAATATACATGAGTTGCGACTTCAAAGACTTTTCACCAAGAAAAGGATTTTTATGCAAGGAATACTTTAAAATGTTGTAAGATGAAATTAAACAAAAAGACAGAGCGACTTATTAAACGTAGAGCCGCTGAACTTAAAAAATTATATGAAACTCCTAATCCCGAAGTAGATAAAATTATTTCTGAATTGAGAGCAGAAGCAACGAAACGTCCACAGAACATGAGTAAGGAAGAAGAGATTGCTTATATTCTGAAAAAGGCTGATGAAAATTGTGATCATATAGAAATTCGTAAAATCCTAAATGTAAGTAATACATGAATACATCTTTTGAACGATCTGCAAATGCTTCCGATGAATGGTACACACCACGAGAAATCATTGAAGCATTAGGTGAATTTGACCTTGATCCATGTGCTCCCATGCACCCTCTTTGGCCTACTGCAAAAATCATGTACAACAAGCAGGACAATGGTCTTGTACAAAATTGGGGGGGGGCGAATTTGGCTTAACCCTCCGTACTCCAAACCGCTTATATGGCAGTTTGTAGAGAAATTGGCAGAACACGGCAACGGTATAGCACTACTTTTTAACCGGTGTGACAGCAATAAGTTTCAAGACATCATCTTCACGAAAGCAACTGGTATGATGTTTTTGAGAAATCGAATAAAATTCTTCCGTCCCGATGGAACACGTGGGGACAGCCCCGGTTGCGGTAGTGTTCTTATTGCATTTGGCCGGGAAAATGCCGAAATTTTAAGGAACTGCTCTTTACAAGGCAAATATGTTGAACTTAACAATGATAAATGATGAAAGTCTTATATTTACTCATGCTCATTGCCGGTCTTCTGTGGATCGGTGATTTCTCTATCACCTTAAAACCCTTTTCTATATCTTTACCATGCTGGTATAAATCCGTTGGCATACTTCTATTTTGGCTGTCAATGACTATATATGTTTTAGGTGAGCATACCAAAGACTATAAAGAAGGATTTGATACTGGGATTAAACAGTGCATTGAGATACTTGATAGAAATTGCCACTCTAAAGAAATAAATAATGATGAAACAGTACAGAATTAATAAAACGACTACCTTCGTAGAAGATAATCGCAGCGAAAACAGAGAGAAATACCTTCTTCCTGATTACAAAGTGCAAGTTAAATTTGCAGGGATTTGGATAACAGTCAAGTCCTTTCATGATGAAGATGAAGAATACGCAAAGAACTGTGCGAATGAACTTCTTGAAAAACTTAACGAAAAGATTTGATTATGATTGAATTACAAGGAAAATTCGGCAAAGATTGTAAAATATTTACAAATGCAATAGAAAATGAAGCTATTGGAACGATACAAAACATTTTGAACAATCCGGTTACGACTGGTGTTCCGGTTCGTATTATGCCTGATACCCATCAGGGAGTAGATATAGTGATTGGATTCACCATGCCAGTTACAGATCGTGTCAACCCCAATCATATCGGAGTGGATATTGGTTGTGGAATGTTGTGTGTAGAAATTGAAAACGCAATAACAGAAGGTTCTTTCCCGGACATTAATCATGCAATCCGTTCCATCATACCTATGGGATTTGAGATTAACCAACAACCCTTATCCAAACAAGAAAAGGAAGATTTGTTTACCTTCTTATCTATCAGAATGGATCAGTTCTGCTCTAAATACCAACTAACCAAACCAGTTATTAATGAAGAATATGTATCACAACTTTGTAAGAAGGTGGGGATAAATGAAGGCACATTCTACAACTCTTTAGGTACATTGGGAGGTGGAAACCACTTTATAGAACTGGGGCGTGCCGAGTCAACCAATAATATATTTCTTACAATACATACCGGATCGCGCAACTTTGGTGTGAAGGTCTGTAAATACCATGCAGAAATAGCAAAATTTGATAAAAAGGCTTTTTCTAATGAAATTCAACGCTTGAAGTCCACTGTTGAGCCACAATTCATGCAAACTGAAATACTACGTTTGAAGGAAAAATTTGCCGAATATTCCGGGTATCTCACAAATGAAGCAATGCTCCACTATTTATGTGACATGGTGATCGCACAAGGATATGCCGCATTCAACCGCAAGTTGATTATACAGCGTATAATCAGAACTTTGAGCTGGAACGCTACAATATCCGTTGAGACAGTCCATAACTATATCAGCTTTGATGATATGATAATCCGTAAAGGGGCTATTGCCGCATACGCCAATGATTACGTTGTGATTCCTATGAATATGGCAGACGGTATTCTTCTTTGTCGTGGTAAGGGAAACAAAGACTGGAACTATTCTGCACCACATGGTGCAGGACGCTTATACTCCCGTTCCGAAGCTAAAGAAAGATTATCAATGGACGCATTCAAAACCCAAATGAGCAAAGTGTATTCCACTTCCGTATGTGAAGGGACATTGGATGAAAGTCCTATGGCATACAAAAATGTTCAGGAAATAAAAGAGCTTATAGAACCTACGGTAGAAATTATTGATACAATTGTGCCACTAATCAATATCAAAGCTGTATGATAGAAAAGACAGACTTCCCATATACTCTTGGCGGCTATGTTGAACAGCAAAATTATAAAGGTTTCGACATAGCCGTTTCCATTCGTAGATACAAAGGAATATCAGCTTATGTCATTTCCTCGGAGAAAAGGCTGATCCGTGAAGAATCTGCCACCTTTGCCGACAAAGAAGACATGTTCCGTTGGGGACGAGAAGCGGTTGACCGATATTTGGAACAGCAAGAACGTAGAAAAGAAGAAAATACGATCAAACGGGCAGACTATTATAAGAAGAAAGCTCGTGTGGCAGCATTGAAAGCCTTTAATGCCGCTATGTATTTCTCTGATATAAAGGACGGACTTTATGATAAGGCAAAAGGATTTTTTGAGTATGAACTGGATAAGGAACATGGAAAGATCAAATGAAAACACTTGATATTATACAAGGCTTTTGCGATCATGTTTTTCGTGATAAAAAAGGAAACCGCATCTTTCCCAATATTTTTGTCGGGAAATGGGAAGCTGACTTATTGGAAGTTACCCGGTCACGCCTGACTTATGAATATGAAGTAAAAGTAAGCAGATGTGATTTCCATAAGGATAAAAAGAAAAGTGATAAATATGGCAAGAACAAGTTTGATGTTGTCACTTCCGGCCAACGTACCAATTATTTTTATTATATAGTACCAAAAAGTTTGATAAAGCCCGATGAAGTCCCTGATTTTGCCGGGCTTATTTATGCTTATGAAGGATCAGTGCAATGTTATTCTCTTGAAAAGGGAAGGTATGCGGTAAAGAGAATTTTCTTTGAGGTAGTCAAGCCTGCCCAAAAAGTTTCTGACATGAAAGCGGATGATAATTTCATTCGTAAACTCGACTTATCCATGTACTATCGCTATCACCAAATGAGAAGAGATAATTACAAAAATAAGGAATAATATGGAATTAAGATTAGACCCTGAAATACCGGTCACACGGGTTGTCAACGGACATAATGTTTTCAATAAAGGCTATCACCACGGATTAAGAGGAAAAACCTATGAAGAATACTATGGCAAAGAGAGAGCTGTTGAAATAAGAAAAAGACACAGCGAGGCTTTGAAAGGACATAGATATTGGTCTAATGGAAACGCCCATGCCTTTGCGTGTATCGCAATCACTCCCGAAGGCAAATGGTATAGATTCGATTCAATAACCCAAGCCGCCCAAAAGCTAAATCTGAATTATGCCACAGTTCGCCGGTATATAAAACGAAAAATCAAGCCCCAAAATGGCTGGCAATGGTTTTTGGAGAAAGATAATAACTGGATAAAACATATTGATAATGGGAAAATTAAATGAGATCGCGCAGAAAGCTTATGAATGTGCCGTAAGACGTGGAAAGATTGATCCCGACAATGATAGCAACAACAATCTTCACCGCGATCTGCTTGAAGAAGTTGCCGAAGTCTTTGAGTGTACGGGTGAGAAATCTCCACATATTAAAGAGTATTTAGATGTAGAAGAAGAACTGGCAGATGTAATCATTGTTGCCCTAAGTACACTACATTATTTCAAATGTGACATTGATTCACTCATTGAAGCCAAAATGAATTATAATAAAAACAGAATGGATTGATATAG